GCGCTGCGTCAGACCGATCCCGCGAGCTACTGGGAACAGTTCGCCCGCTGGCAGGACGCCATGGCCGAGCAGCAGCGCTTCGCGCAGATCAACGCCCTGCAGCAGCAGGCGCGCGATGCGGCGATGCAGCAGCAGGTCGACGAAGGCAACGCCGTGCTGGCGCAGAAGTATCCCTTCTGGGCCGACCCGGCGCAGCGGGCAGAGATCCAGCAGGAGGTCGTGCGCTGGGCACTGGATAAGGGCGGCTACACCAAGGACGAACTGCGCGGGCTGACCAACCCGCGGTATCTGGAAACCATGATGAAGGCCGCCTTTTTCGACAAGTGGGCGGCCGGGTCCCGCACGCAGGCTCCAACGTCACGCACGCAGCCGCGCTCGCCGATGGGCACACCGCCACCGCCCGCGCCGGTGCAGAGCGTGCAGCAGGCCATGGATGCGTTCGACAAGCGCCCGAGCATCAGGTCCGGCGCGCAGCTGCTGGCTGCCAGGCGGAGCAGCACGGGGAATGGACACACGCGCTGGTAGGCCGTTATAACGCGCGCTGACACGGCGGACAGTGGAGACATGTCGCCCGCCGCGTGACGTGACGGCACTGGCGTTATGTCGCCGCCCTAGGCACCGGCCACAGTCACCTAAACAGGTGATGTCGCGGCACGGCCCGGCAGGACGGCAGTCACGGCCGAGTGCAAGCGAAACACCCCCGCCTTGGGGTGCTCTCCGTTTGCATAGGGAACGTGACAATGGCTGTCGCCCCGATGGGCTCTGCCCCGGCCAACACCTACGTTGAAACCACCGCCGTCGGCGTCAAGGAAGACCTCGCCGACATCATCTATCGCATCGATCCCGACGAGACACCGCTGCTGTCTGCGCTGCCGCGCGTCGGCAGTAAGCAAGTCATGACCGAGTGGATTGTCCAGGAACTCAATCCTGCCGCCGATAACGCCCAGCCCGAGGGCTTCACGGCCGTCATGCAGGCAGTATTGAAGCCAGTCCGGCTGAACAATATTTGCCAGATCCTGGCAAGAACTGTGGGTGTGTCCAACACGCTGCGCGTCGTCGACGTCGCGGGCGGTGAGGACGAGTTTAACCGCCAGCTCATCCTGCGCGGCATGGAAATCAAGCGCGACCTCGAACTGGCGATCACCAGCCCGTTGGTCAGGACAATCACTGACCCGCGGCATATGTCAGGCCTGCCGACCTACATCAGCCTCGGCAAGCGCGGCGCCGGCGCCGGTGTCATGCCGATCGGCGACGGCTCCAACGCGGGCACCGTCGGCACCGCCTGGGACCTCACCCTCAACGACGTCCAGGTCGCCATGCAGGCCGCGTGGCAGGCCGGCGGCAAGCCGACGCTCGGGCTGATGTCAGGCGCAATCAAGCTGTACTTCGCCACGCTGTCGCAGGGCGGCGTTGGCAATGCCATCGCGGCGCAGAACATCGTCCAGGTCTCGCCGCGTGAGGAGATGACGATCCAGGGCGCGGTGGACGTGTTCCGCACCGACTTCGGCACCGTCGACCTGGCACCAGACCGCTTCATGCCAGCGCATCTGCTGCTGCTGATCTCTACCGACTACGCCGAAATGGCACCGTTGCCAGAGCGAGACATGGTTCAGCAGGATTATGCCCAGACCGGCGATAATTCGCAGGGCGGTGTGGTTTATGAGGGCTGTATCCGCGTCACCGCGCCGAAAGCACATGCCATGTTGGCGGACCTAAATCAATGAGCAGCATACCGCTGTACGAGCACTTTGATCCCGTCACCGAGCGCTCGACCGTGGTGGAGACCGACGAGGAATCCGGTCTCACGGTGTTCACCAAGACGCAGAACACCAGACCCATCGTGGAATCGGCGAAGGCGCTCGCGAGCAACTTCTGCGGCACGCCGAAACATGGCGTGGTGCACGTGGCGCGCATCCCGAACGTGATCTGGCAAAGGCTCGTCATGACCGGCATCGCCCGCGACGAGCGCGCGTTGAACGCCTGGCTGAACAGCCGCGAGGCGCGGCTCTTCCGCACTGATGATGGAAGGACACTCTAGATGGCACATCCGACTGACCCCGGCGCGCCGACGCCGGCATCGATGGCGGGCACGCCTGGCATCACTCCCGGCCAGGCCCCTGGCATGACCCCAGGCGGCGTCATCCCGCAGCCTGACAACGGCGCGCCGCCCGACACCCGCGTCGGCACGATCCCCGGCGACACCACGCTAGTGCCGATCCAGGAGGTGCGCAGTTCGGGCCGCCGGCCCAGCATTCTGGGTGCGCCGCAGGGGCCTGACATCAAGGGCCACGACCCGGTGCTGTTCACCGACATCGAGGGCATGTACCTCGCCCGCCTCTATCCCGGGCACTTCGCCGATGCGGGCAATGCGGCGGCTGATGCGGCGATCGAGCAGGGTCGCCGCGTGCAGGAGCAGGGCCGCGAGCTGATCGCCGACCAGCAGACGCCGGTGAACTGGGATGTCGAGGGGAGCCACCGGCCGGCCTCCGGCCCTGGCCCGGGTGGCGAGCAGGCGGGTCGGCCGTGGGACGAGCAGGAGGCGCAGCGGCGTGGGCGTGAGGCCCGTGGCCAGCATGCCCAGCAGACCGAGCAGCAGCGCCAGCAGGAGGAGCCCCGGCAGCGGCACGAGCGCGAGCGCCACGAGCGCGAGCAGCACGAGCAGGAGCAGAAGGCCGAGCGTGAGAAGCGAGGCAGCAAGGAGGCCTGATGGCGTCGCTGCAGCAGCTCACCGACGATGTGAAACGCTGGCTCAACCGGCGCGACATCGAATCCGACATTCCTGCCTGGGTGCGTATGGTCGAGACGGAGATCGCCGAGACCTGCCGCACCCGGGCGCAGGTGACGTTCGGCGTGCAGAACCTCGACAGTGCCTACATCACCATGCCGCCCAGCTTCGCGGCGATGGAGAGCATCCGCGACAACACGTCGGGTGCGCTGCTGCATCTGGTTGATGAGTGGAGCGGCTCATGGAACGATTTCTACGAGCCGCCTTACTCGTTCTATCCGCAGACGGTGCCGAGCCCGCCGGCCAACAGCTATCGCCTGGTCGGCGATTGCGTCGAGTTTCTGCCGCACCCTACGCCGCCTGACCCGCCTGATCCTAGCTGGGTGCCGCAGCAGGTGCTGATGGGCTGGTATATGCGGCCGACGCCGGGCTATGCGCCGATGCTGGCGCTGGAACTGCCGAGCGATACCAATCCGATCCTGGAGCGGTACTATTCGATCTATTTGTTCGGCACGATATTGCAGGGCGCGGTGTTTGAAATGGATGATGACCGCGTGGCGCAAATCGACGCGAAGTATCAGCAGGCGGTTACCAGGGCCAATCTTCACAAACAGCAGAGTGATTACAGTGGCGCACCGTTTCGTGCTGAACTGGTGGGCTTCTAGTGGCTGGCACGGCCACAGTCTACCTCGAGCAGCGGGTGCTGAGCCACACGCTGGCTTATGGCGCATACACTGCGCCGACGCTGGTGTTTCTGGCGCTCTGTACGTCGGAGCCGTCGCGCACGGTGGCGGGGACCGAGGTTGTGGGCGGCGGCTATGCGCGCATACAAGGCACATTTGCGCTGGCGGGCACACCGGACAACGTCGCATCGAATGCCGCGACGATCGAGTATCCGACGGCGACAGCGTCCTGGGGCACGGTCGGGTGGTTCGAGGTGTGGGACGCGGTGAGTGGCGGCAACCGGCTGTACTGGGGGCCGCTGGTCGACCCGGCCGACGGCGTGACGCCCATCACGCGCAGCATCCAGACCAGCGACATCGTGCGCTTCCAGGCCGGTGTCGTGCAGATACAGGCGACGTAAGTGGCGCTGCCGCGTCCGTTCGGTGTCGGCCCGTACGGCACGGGGCTCTATTCGCGGTACGCTGGCACCATCCACGACCTCGCGGGTGTTTCAGGGCTGACCTGGGCGAACCGTGCGCTCGGTCTGACGCGGCTCATCAACCCGCAGGCGATCAGTGAGATCAGGTGGAGTGTGGTCGCGCAGCTGGATCTGTCGTGGGTTGGGTGGCGGCCCTGTGTGCCGGGTTCCTGGGCGGCTGCGGAGCCGTGTGAGGACGGTGCGTGGCAAATGCCAGGGCCGTGCGCGCCGGGCGCCTGGCAGCCCGTGCGGCTGCCTGAGAGGGCACTATGAGCGACAACGTCACGACGCCCATTCTGGCTTTGAACAAGCCGGTGCCGAATGCGGCCAACGACATTTGGGGTCAATTGCTCAATCAGAACGCCGATGTGCTCGACAAGACGATGCTGTCGACTGGTGCGTCGATGAGTGGGCCATTAACGCTCAATGCCGATGCGACGGCGCTGTTGCAGCCGGTGACGCTGCAGCAGATGAACAGCGCCATTGCGGGCTATGCGCCGATTGCCTCGCCCACCCTGACCGGTGATCCGCGCGCACCGACGCCCGCACCGGGTGACAACGACACCAGCATCGCGACCACGGCGTTCGTTGCCGCGGCTCTTGGCAATGTGCCTGGTGGCGCGATCGTCGCGGCGACACCGCCTGCGGCCAACCCAGGCGCTTTGTGGTGGGACAGCACCGGCGGGCAGCTCTATTGCCGCTATGACGACGGCAACACCGTGCAGTGGGTCGTTGCCAATACCCTGGTAATTCCCACGATCACCTACTCGCAGTTGCCCGCCGCCGTTCAGCAAGTGCCGATTTCATTTCCGTTCAGCGGCAAGCCGGCAGCTTCGGCGGTGGTCAATGTGCCGATGGCATTCGCGGTGACCGTGCCAGCGTCGCTCGCCGGCAGCGTGGTGTATGACACCACCAAGACGACATCGAACGCCACATTCAACGTTAACAAGATCCTCGCGGCCGGCGGCACGACGACCATTGGCACCGTCACAATAACATCGACCTCTAATACGTCATGCACTTTGTCGGGGACCGGCGGCAGCCTTGCGGCCGGTGATGTGCTGCAAATCTTCGCGCCGGTCTCGCCGGACGCCACTTTGGCCGATCTCGGTATCACCATCCTGGCAAATCGCGTCTGATGGCGGC